TGCCAGCACATTATATAGGACGTGCCTGGTCTTTTTTGCGTCCCCATCGAACTCAAACATGAGCGCAAAACGTTTAACGGTGGCATTGGCGTTCTCAACGATTGCGCCGTTGTCATCTACGCTGTCGCCCAGCACATCAGTCCGAAAGCTGTCGGGCACGAGTGCCATCTCCAAGCTGCCATCGTATCCGTTGTTAATATTTTCTGCGAAATAATCCTCCATATCGTCGGCGGCAAACCTCACTTTTTCTCCCACAGGAGAAAGGGCTAAATTCACCGCACCCGGAATATGCACCGGGGTGGCGTAGCTGGGTACGTTATTGGTCAGGGTGATTACGCTGTAATAGACATTTTTTAGTCCATATTTCACTTTGTTGGACATTTCTCAATCCTCCTCAAATCTCGTAAAGGACCTGGTACAGGCCCTCAGAGTCGATATACATCTCGGTTTTTTCCCAGTAAACATCCGCACCGTTGAGTGCGTCCTCGATCAGTTTTTCACGGTCCAGGTCTTTTTTGTTCGTATAAAGTTCCACTTGGAAGTTCTTGAAATCTTCATACACTTTGTTATCTGCACCAAAGTTGGAACTATAACTAAACAGATAAACAACATACGGCGGACTCGGCGGCGATGTGAAGTGATGATACGCCACCGGCAGTTTGGTTGTTTTGAGTAGCTGAAACAGTGTCGCCTCATCCATTCTTTATCGCCTCCTCTACCTCCTGCATAAATTCCTGTATGACCATTTCCTCAGCTGGCCGAATGTGGGGTTTACCTTCTACCCGGCCGCCGCCTTTCTTGGCGTGACCGTGTTCCAGTAGGTGGGTCAGCCGATAATGCGGGGCCTTAGCATGAATAATGCGCAAATCCGGCTGGCCGATTGCTTTTTCTGTGGTCATGGTCCAGGACTTGGCGTACTTGCCGTATCGTTTCGGGGAGGTCTGTTTTAATTGCTTTACAGCAGTTTTACCTACTCGCTCACTGCTGACATTGACCTTTTGGACTACTTCTTGAGAGTAGGTGGATAATTCTTTGGCAATCTCGCTGGCCAGCTTATCAATATTGATATTAGCCATCGGCGGTCACCCTTTCGCAGACCAGCTCTATCATTTCGCTTTTTGATGGATTATTATAAGCTCGTATCAGCTTATATTTAACCCCGACAGCTTCAATTTTAGTCTGACCACTATACTCATTCGCCCAGATCACAAAGGTCCTTTCAGGTCTCAAACCGGCAACCGCAGCGTTGTAAAATTCAGACTGTCTGATGCCGGTTTCCTCGGCCCATACCTCGGTTGTAGTTTCTGTTTGCACCTGGTTCCCGATAGCGTCCTCGGTCACGGTCACGGATATTAACTTAACTTTCAGATTCTGCAATATAATCACCTGCCAAAGATAGGGCCTGCATCAGACCAGTATAGGCCTTGCAATACTGCTCACCTTTACCCATATAGTCCTGCTGCCAACGACAGTAGAGTTTGACCGCTTTAATAATAAGGGGCTGGGACTGATCGCTTGTATCAATCCCAACCCTCTGCAGATCGGCTAAGGCGGCGTCAATGTCGTCCTGCAGGTCCGTATCAAGTGCGTTAGTGGTGATCCGGAGGTTTTCTTTTACTGCTGCTAACATCGCCGCCACCTCACTTAAACGATAATATACAGGTCAATGTCTGCGCCCAAAGTAGTGTCGTTCGGGTCATATACGTTTTTAGCAAGATTAGTTGCGTCTGCGGTAACGGTTCCCTCTGTGCTCTCTTTCGCTTTGTTAAGCAGTTTAAGGATAACCAGTTCGTTCGCATAAAGTTTATAAGGAATCCCGAATTTGTCACCCCAGCCTACGCTTATCTGGTCGATTGCGACGCCTGTAGTGCCGTTAGTTGAACTGCCGACGGTCACGCCGGTTGACCCTACCGTGAACGCGATAGATAGGGTGCTGTCATTGGCCAGGGGAGTTTTAGCCGCCAGGGTGATTACACCCTCTGCATTGCTGGCTGTAAACACGGCGCTAATTGTCTCATCTGCGTTAAGCCCTGCCACCACAGCAGCAGCTACTTCGGTCACGGTGTCCATGTCCGTGGTAACTGGCACAGTCACGGTCACGGGGTCGCCCAGCAAAGTCCCGGCGGTTACGACCACCGGCAAATCGCCAGCGGTTGAGCAGCCATGAGTAACCTCGATAGTCTCCGTTTGAGCTGCCGGGGTATGGTTCTGTATCGGCAGGTCAATTTTGGTCACGGTTTTAAAGGCCAAAAGCCCGTCCTTTGCTGACGTTCCGTTGGCAGTGATATTTTCGGTAATTACTTCATCAGCAAAGTTGGTACCGGTAATCTTAACTACTCCGTTAATTCCGGCAACATTGCCCTTGATCCGGATATTTCTCGGCACCGCCGGATTGGTGATGCCGGTTGTAATTGCCTGTACCGCAGCACCCAGATTCATAGCAGCATGTACTCCATCGGAACTGCCTGCAGGGGCATCGGCAGCGGCAATGTGATAGTGAGCTAAGAAGGCGCGGTCAATATCCACGCCCTCTATATCCGTCATAATTTGCTGGCCAAATTTATGGTTATAGCCCGGTAAAGTCATTAGCCAGTACCTCCTTAGTTAGATTTTTTGACCATGGTGACCAGGGAGTTTTTATCAACGACCTTACCATCCACCAACATGATGGCCTTGGTGATCTGGTCATCGGTGTCGTTGTCCTCATACTTCTTAATGGTCATCTGTAGGTTACTGTTAAGGACGTAATCCTTCGGGTTGAACAGGAACGCAAAGGTTGTGTCAGCAGACGGAGCCGCAGCGTAGTTGTCCATGTAGTCATTAAGGATTACGGTCCGACCCAGCAGGGTTCTCTCAGGTTTTCCGCCTATTCCGTATGTCACCCGGGCGATGGGCTGCCCCTCTGCATCAACCATACCCACAAAGCAGTTCATAAAGGTGTATTTGGTCATGAACCATACAGCGCCATTCTCATAGGCCAGTGGCAGAGCAGCTTCTGCGGCTACCAGCTTGTCATAGGTGACCTTACCAGCTTTTGTAATTTCTATCTTCTGTCCGGTTGCCGGAGTTTCTGCCAGAATGCCAGTCGGCTGGTAATAATCTCTACCGGTTCCGCTGATTATGGCCTGTTCCAGGGCCTTGGTCATGGCTTCCACGACATTGTTGATCAGAGTGGTCTCGAAGATGGCCAGAGTGACAGTGTCAACTTCCAGAGACACAGACACAGCACAGCGCAGCTTGTAATAGTTAAAGGTTACAGAGCCAGTTGTTTTATTCTGCTTGGTAGAACCGGACCCCTCAGCTACCCAGGTAGCAGTTGGCTTAACACTGGATGTCGGAATAGCCAGGCCACCTTTGTAACTGGTACGGGTGACCAAGGGCAGAATCATGCCGGTGGCTTCCATCTTCTCGATAATTTTTTCCATGACCGGCGCAGGAATTACATGCCCCACATCGGTGGTCTTAGTATTCGCGTCGGTATTTAACAATTTGGCCGGAATAGGCTCACCGGCCAAAACATTGCGCATGAAAGCATTGCGGTATTCCAGGCTTGCATACAGATTATCTTTGGCAACGACTTCGGTGGTCATATTCTCGATCACCTTCCCTTCAATGTTAGTAGACTTATTCTCCAGCGGGGTTATGGTAGTTTTGTCATCCAGAGCCTTTAAGTTCGCCTGAGCCTTGCAAGCGGCCTCGAACTGAGCATCCAAGGCTTCCACGTCTTTGACCTTGGCTTCAAATTCATCCAGCTTACCAGCATCTATCAGTACCTGGGCCTCTTCCATCAGGGCTTTACGATCAGCTAAATACTTCTCTCTGTTCATTTTGTACCTCCCAATTTTAATAAATTTAGTTTTGCCTGAGCCTTTTCAGGCGTTAAAATACCCGCTTCATTGAGGAGCGGGTTCTTGACAATATTCCTTACCTTGTCTATCACCGATTGGGGTATCAGTGGCGTTTGATAAGCTGCTACCAGTTTTAGATTCTGATTTTCAGCTATCTTGTCAATCAACCCCTTAGCCACAGCCTGCTGAGCTGTGAGCCAGGTTTCCTGGTCCATCATCGCCAGAGCTTCCTTCTCGCTCAT